ATTGAATCTTCTTTCACCACTGAAATGAGACCCCAATCAGCAAGCAAGCGAGTAATACGATTCCTACGCTGAACATCGTTAATAGTAAGGTTAGCGTATTTACCATCAAGGGCAAACAACTCCTTGAAATGCACTATAAAGTATTTACCCTGCTTGTGCAAAATATGACAGGATTGGTAAAGTTTCTTTTCCTTCCTAGAAGCCACACCAATTCTAGTAAGTGTTTCTCTTACCTTAAGGAAATCATCTGGTTCATTGAGGACAATTTCAATCATTTTGTCCTGTGACCAATGAACCTGGGGTTCAGCAGTTTGAGTCATCTTTTGCCACCAGTGTCAAGTTTTTGTTTAATGTAGTCCAATTGTTCTTTTGATAAGATTTTCAGTGCTTGAGATGCTTTCTCATTATTATAACCATAATAAGACTTGACAAACTCTAGATCTGAGACCTTTTCTTTGCGGACCCAAGGAGAGAATCTCTTCCTCTTTCTCAGAATATTTATATAAAAGTTAAACTGCATATCTTTGTCTAGGAAATGATACTTGTTCATTTCATTAGCAAAAAGCACACAGTCAAGATGACCAGACAAACATCTGTTCACAATGTATGGTGGATATTCTTTGATATGTTCAGTCAGATCTTCCTTGGTGAAGTTGACTGCGTTCAACCAATCTTTTAGTTCCATGTATCTTTACTTAATTCTTTCATAAAAATTATCACCCAAACAGAAATCAATCTGTTCCTTATTATAAACTCCAAGTGGTGTTTCTACCAATTCAAAGTAATGCTGATCAAAAACTTCCTCATGATAGTGAGACCAATTCCTTTGGAAGTTAGACTTAAGGAATCTGGCATTAGCAGTTCTACCATCAACCACAACAAGAGTACCAGGCAATAGGAAGTGCTCAATTGCAAGAATGTCAGCAGACATAGGCAGTCTGTCAGGATGATTTGTAGTGACCCCTCTTACATCACCAACAGGTGAGAATTGATCAGGTCCATCTAAGTAAATTAGATCAGGACAAATGTTAGGGAGATCTTCAAAATATGTACAAACTCTTCCATTAAAAGTGGAAACAGAACAAGGAGAATAGTGGTAATTGATGTGACTTGTTTCTGCAGTATTCTTACAAACTTCAATCCATTCTTTATTGTTGTCTACAGAGAAACATTGAAATGGATTACTTCTCCTCAAATTATTTTCAACAAAAGAAGAACATCTCTGCTTGTTTAGATTTAGTGCATGGTCAAATACAATTGAACTTTTACCTACACCAAACTCTAAGATAGTGGTTACATTTCTAGAAGTAACTAGATGATGCAATCTAACCAAATCATCAAGTTCTGGAGTAAATGCTTCTTTCAGATTAGGATCAACAGAGCGAAAAGGTGAGTGTTCTAACTTAGTTTGAACCTCACCATATTCATTTAGATCAATACCTAACAATTCATGGATAGGATTTTTCTGAAGATAGTCTTCATATGAATCAAGATTTGCAAAAAAGTTCATTGTCATTATCTATAGGTTTAATGTTATTCCAGTGTCTTACCACTCCAGAAATGATAAAAATGTTAGTGACCATGTAAGACACAAAAACAAGGGTGCGTATGCCAGCAATAATATTTGCTTCTCTGTCACTCTTACCCTCCTTTCTTCCCAGAGCATAACTCCAGAGTCTCCAGAGATTTTTCATAATTTAATAGTAAAAGTTCTTTCCTATCTTTCTGTTCACGCATATATTTACCTACAGATCTAAGTGTGTAGGTGTGATCAAACTCAGCACTGAACCAACTATCAAACCTATTCTTTACCAACTGATCAGAGTTGTATGAGATGAGCATATCCATACTACAATCAGAGCAATCAAGGGCAAATTGGTCATGATCAAATCCCTTGTGCATACTCCCTTTTTTTCCATAAAGACTGTCCTTAATAGCATATGGTGGATCAAGATAGATGAATGCTTTTCTTTCAGATGATTCATCTAGAAGTTCATCATAGGACAGATTTGTAATCTGCCAACCAGTGATAATCTTTTGAAACTCTGGAAGTCTTTCAATACCTCTCATAGTGAAATTGTTCTGAGATGCCATCTTAGAAAAAGATGATGACTCAGTAAGACCTGAGAATGAACACTTGTTCACAATATAGAAAGCACATGCTTTATCAAAATCAGACTTAGTATCATCATTAAGATGTTGCTTACATGAGTTGAAAAGCATCTTGCTTTTGTCAACTGTGTCATGAAATCTTTTAATGGTAGAAAGAAAATTACACATCTCCTTACCATTCTCCTGCAGTTGCTGCCAGAAAATATAAAGTGGTGTGTAAAGATCATTCACCCAAATACAAAGATTAGGATACATCTTGGACACGTGAATTGCTACAGATGCACCTCCAAGAAATGGTTCACGATATTCCTTGTATCCTGTCAGATTAGGAATATGAGGAACAATTTTTGTAAGGGCACGTGACTTACCTCCAGGATAACGAAGAGGAGTTTTCAAAGATTTCATAATTTATCAGAATATATGAATTTCCCAAGAAGGTGCTGGATACCAATAATAATCATCATAATACCTATACCTATTAGGATAACTATGATGCAAGAACCATTTACCATGGTGTCCAGCATCTTTGCCCCAATGAGAGTGCTTATGCCAATGGCAGACATTTTTCCTCTTGTGACAATGGTAGTGCCTATGGATGCCTGTGTTGGGTCTATGTTGATGTCTCTTGCCTAGTGCTGGACCATGTGCCAGGGCAGGAGAGGCAACCAGAAGGGCACTAGCTGCTGCTAGAAGGTACTTCATTTAGTTTCTCCAATACTTGATTTACAGAGTTAGACATTGTTCTGAATCCAGATCCAACATAGATCTGACCTGCCACAACTGAAACTGTAGCAATTCCCCAAAAAATATAATACCACCTTGATTTAACTTGATGGCGTAACTTCTTTTTCTTCATAAGTAATCACAATGCGTTTTTTCACTTCACCTCTTGAATTGACAATAGTAACATACTCAACCTTTCCATCTAAAAGTTGACAGATGTTGTCAACCTGTTGTTTTGCAAGGATTCTGTTTGTTGCTTCTCTCCAAGTTTCTGTCATTTGAATTCACACTCCACCATAATTTCTGTTAGACAGGCAAGCATATTTATTTCTTGGTCTGCGACAAAGCTGCTCTGATACTGATACTTAGCAATGATGAGCACAGCAGCAGCAACACCAGCACCTTCAAGGGATGTATAGCAAGCATCATACACACTGCGCAGAAGAACAGTAGGATCATTGTCGAGATTGTCAACAACCCACTTACGGACCTTAGGGAAATCTTTTTCCTTGAGGCATTTGAAGAGGTCATCAGTTTTAACATTGGAAAATGATGCAAGAATACCTGAGTCAATTTTACCACTGGATGAGTATCTCTGTACTTCATTAAGAACACGTCTCCAGTCAGGGAAGTGTTTCTTGATGAGTTCTACCAAGACCTTGTTATCATATTCAACACCTTCTGCATCCAAGATTTCTTGGAGACGTTTGAAGAAGTTTCCAGCAAGTAATTGCTTTTCTTTTCCTTTGAGGGCAAAGTCAATGACTGAGCACCTGCTGTGAAGGGGTTGAATGATTTTGTTTTTGTAATTGCAGGTGAAGATGAACCTGCAGTTTCCAATAAACTCCTCTGTAAACGCCCTAAGACAGAGTTGTACATCTGGGGTTGTGTTATCTGCCTCATCAATAATGATGACTTTGTGTTTGGCAGAAGAAGATAGCGATACAGTTGAAGCGAAGTTCTTTGCATTGTTACGTACAGTGTCTAGGAATCTACCCTCATCAGAACCATTGATTACATAGTAATCTGATCCCAGTTGCTCACAAAGTGCTTTTGCAACTGTAGTCTTACCACATCCTGGTGGTCCAGAGAGAAGAAGGTTAGGAACCTCCCCCTTATCTAGGAAGTCAAGGAATGTTTTTTTAGTATTGTCAGGAAGAATACACTCTTCAATCTTCTTGGGGCGATACTTCTCAACCCATACAAATTCATCTCTCATAATATTGTTTTGGGAATAAACCAATAGGAAACGGACTGCCAGTATTTTCCAAGCAAATATGCTTCATAAAAATCTTGCAGATC